CAATGTAGTTTTCACGAGCATTTAAGTCTGTGCGGAAGGCAAGACTTTGCCCCATAAAAGCCATAACATCTAGTAGAGCAATAAATTCTGAACTTTCAATGTAATCATTGAAGGTTTCTGGGTAATACAAACGCAGATAATCTACAAAACTCTTGCGTAAGGTTTCAAAATCATAGCTTTGGAAATTAGCCTCTTGGTAAGTCTGATAGATTTTTTTCCAATCTTGGACGCCAAATACTACCGTTTGTCTTGTTGTTGTAGCCATAATAATCCTATCGTCTTGTATTTATGGATTCTAAAAACGGCTCAGTTAAACATAACTAGCTCGACGTTGTTGTTGATCAAAAAATATGCTCAACAGTTGCGCCTCTGTGCTAGGGACTATGGCTAATTGTATTTGAATTAATATTCCATTTTCCTGGGGGAAAACCTGTGTTTCTATTATTTGTATACGTGGATCATATCCAGCTACACGTTGAATTTCGTTTTCAATAGCGGTAATTAAATTATTTGATTGATTTTCAAATAAGTTATCCCATAATAGTGTGCCGTATTGTGGGCGGCCTGGCAACATACCTTGTCTAATGTTTAAGCCGTTTAATAAGTCACGTTTAACTAGATCTGTGTCCAGTAACGTAAACTTTTTATATTGTTTTTGTGTGTTAAACCCGATAAATGTTGGCATAGTCTAGTATTTAACCTCGAGAAGATCCGGGTGCAAAGCGGAAAGTTCCATCATCTGGGTTACTTGGTGGTATAGTAATATTTCCAACCTTATTAACTATTACAGCGGCATTGGCATCCTCGGCTATAGCAACAACATTAGCGTATTCTATCACAGGTATTTTAGGGTTACCAATAATGTCTGTTACTGCTTGATCAATTTGATCCCTAACTACTGTGTTATTGGAAGTGCCAGGATCTGGTGCAAGGCTAAGTTCGGCTCCGTAAGTGGCCACAAAATCCATAGCATATTGTCCTTGTCTTGCCGCAATTAATATAGCGGATGCGAGGTCAACAGAAGCTGTTCCTTTTATCCAAGATACCACAGCATCGACACCGTATCTGACCGCAGGTTGTAAAAAAGTAGTAATATATCTTGCAATTTCACTGCCATTTAAAACCCCGCTGTTAATTAATCCTTGGTACGCACCTTCATACAAGGCCAACTGAGCTTGATTTTGTATAGCAGGGGAATTTAAATAATCTGTTAAACTATTAATATTGTATACACCGGTCCATGCCGCTGGAGTATTTAAAACAACGATTGTGAGACTAGGTCTAACTATTAAATTTAATGCCGCAGACTTTAGTAATCCAACTAAAACTAAATTGTCAGGAGTTTGCCCATATATTCCTACACCTCTAGTGGCCACTTCGGCACCGGCATAGACCGCATCACCATTGTCATTGACATACCAATCTGACAAAAGCTCGCCGGCGGCATCCAATGATGGATACGATGCGGCCAATGCAGCCTGGGCTGTTAATGCTGTAACTTGTCCGGTGGTAAGTGTGGTTATGGTCATTGATCGCTCGCTGGAACTGTTACAGTAGATGGTGGTTCGGCTACATAATTTTCTGCAGAAATAGGATTTCTTACAGAGGTAGCATTGGTTGTTGCGTATGCCGATGCTGCTTGAGTTTGTATATTAGTAGGAGTTGCAGTGGTTGATGTAGTATTGGTAGTAGCTGTTGGGTCATTTAAATTGGCTGTTGCAGAAACTCCACTATTGTGACCTAGGTAAGGTTCATGTGTGGGAGCTCTAGTAGCAATAGTGTCCAATACTCCAGGTTGAGAAACCCAACCTTGCCCGCTAACAAATCTAGTATCAGCTAATTTAAATCCGGCCATAGAGGCCACTGAACTGGCACTAGGAGCCGAACCACCATTTAAGTTAATCACAGAGGCTTTAAGATTTAAACTTCCTCCAGCATTCCACCCACCGGTTTTACTCTGCAAGGCCAATGTGCCATCACTTTTGACGCTGACTTTGGTTTGACCATACATTTTTATTGACTGAGACGAAAATATAGTAATACCTGCATTGCCTTCTAGCTTGAGGTTATTATTGGCTTTTACTTTAACACTGCCACCTGCATACATATTAATATCTTTGTCAGCATGTAGGTTTAAAGTGCCCTGTGTTCTTACGTTAACAGAATTGGTGCTGTAGAGATCTATGGTTCCATTTTGCCCTAGCTCAACCCAACTTTGCCCGTTGGCGTGACAGATATAAAAACAGTTGCCATCATCACTCATTGTTATTTGATGGCCTTTGGCTGTGCGTATGCGAATTAACGTGTCGGTGCCTGCCAAGTCCCCATCATCCATGACTAGGGTATGCCCACCCTGTCGTCCAATTACCACAATGTCTTGTGGTTTAACTGCTCCTGAATCTAATTTAGATTGTATAGTTTTTGGATCCAGTCCACCTTGATATATTGGTTTACCCGGAGTGCTGATACCATAAACGGTACTAGGACTTTCACGTTGACTATTACTGCGTATAGGGCCGCGGATAGGATCTTTAATTAGTCCTTGCTGAAGTAATATTCCTGCCACAACACTTTGAACTGGTTTAGCCTGAGCATAGAATTTAGGATTATCGTTAATGCCTTTATTCTTTTGATTGATTTCGGTAACCGGTAATAACTTTGCACCATCGAAATAGCTTGATTGACTGTTGTTTCCTAGTGTATATGCATCACTACTGCCAATGGCCGGAATCATGTGGTTAATTCCTGGTGTTGGCACACAACCTACATAATAACCTTGAGTAGGATCGCCAGCAACAAAGAAACAAAGAACACTGACCCCAAGATCAGGAGGTGTAAACCACATACCATAGCTGTTGCTATTGCCCGGATAAGTTCCTGTGGCGGCACTGGTTCCAGATTGGGCTGTTGATCCGTAAAATGGCGGACAATAACTAACTGTGCGCCAGAGGGTGTCGTCTGTTAAGTTTGGTGAACCATCTTTGTTGGACGCACCAAATTCTGCAATATAAACTTGTAATCGGCCACTGCGAGTGTTATCAACATTGTTGACCACAATGCCAACATACGGACCCATTTCGGTTGGCTGACCACCGCGATCAAATTTATATCCCTGGGGCCTACCTCGACTTCGTTGTGTATTTTCTGCCATGCTTTATCCGTAAAAGTCCCCTAAATCAGCCGGTGCACTTTGTGGTTCATCTAACTGTTGGGTAGTATTGTTGTTTGCTGTAATTGTAGAACCTTGACTACCTGCGTCATCTGATGCAGCGACAACTTGTCCATTACTTACCGAGTCGACTACACCTGCTTGACTTTGTTGATCTGCAGCAGGGTTAAAACCGGGTGTATTTACTGATGGTAGTCTGCCAGGTGGAGAAAAAATATCATTTGCGCCGCCAATTGCTTGTCCACTACTAGTAGGCGCTCCCGGTACTGAAGCAATTTTAGTAGCTATTGCACCTAACACATTTTGATTACCAGAAGCTGTAGCAACTGTTGATAATCCCAACGACGCTACTCCAGGCTGGAATGCCGGACTACTAATAGAACCAGCAAAATTAGTCAAATTAGATAAACTTTGTCTATTCAGACTTAATCCGTTGATGGCAGTCTGGGCAAGGGCAGCAGCTGATTGTTGATTTTCTTTAAAGGTTTGATCTGGCATATAAGTCATTAAACTACCTTTAAGAACTTGTGTAAACTTTCCTTTAACAAATTCACTGGTGCAGTTGTTGGCCAAATAAACATAACTTTGTCTTGCAGCTCCTGGAGTCTGTGCCCCGTTTTGGAAAATAGTAGATTGTGAATTAGGATCTATTAACCCAGTGGCAAGATTATAGTCTTGCGGAGTGTTAATTAAAATTTCAAATAGAATTTGTTGAGAATCGTAATTTATAGTGCCGTCTGGTAAAAAAGGACCAAAATTAAAATTCTGGGCACTTACACCACAAAACGATTCACCTTGTTGTAACCATGCTGGGTCCCCAACAATTTGTAATGTAACATTTTGTAAGTCGTTGGGGTTATACAAATAGTCTGCAGCATTGGCACCAATTTCGTTAGTGCGGCCCGCGGCACCTTGACTGCTTTCACCGCTTCGTGGTTGGAAGTTTCTTTTAATTGCTTCGCTGACAAATTGCCCACCCGGCCCACCAGATAATACCGCTGAATATAGTGCATTGTAATTTTGTTCGTAGGACAATATTTCTGTGTTTTCCCCGGTAAACCAATAATTGTATTGTTTATGAACGCCTTTGTATTTTGGACTAAGGAAATAGTCACTGACCATTTGATTAATTTTGTAAGCACTAATAACATATTTGATCTCATAGGCATAATCGTTACGTTTATAATCGTATTGTTTAGGTGTAGTTTGGCAATTTATTTTATACCAAGCTAAATTTTGAGCTGGTGCTCCGTTACTTTGTTGCACTTGATTATTTTCACTGACTACTACCGATGCTTGATCCGTAATGTAACTACTACTTCTTAATATAAGATCTATGGCCTGCACAATTTGTGTTCCAGCCACAACAGACACTGTCTTGGCGGCGTTGTCCATGCTTTGTTTATTAGGGTCTATTGTTCCGGCTGCTGTGGTAGCGGTGGTCATTGGTTTACTTTTCTTGTCAGCACCCTTGGATACAATGCTAGCAGATGCAATACTAGGATTAGCAAACTCAACACTATAAGTGTCAGCATAAGTGTATGTGCCGTTGGTTACTAACTCAGCCTGATATGAGTTGAGTGCGGCCATTAATCCTTGTCGAATAGTTTTTTTAACAGACTTGGCCGCGTTGGCTTTTTCTGGTGCAGGCGGTGAGGTGGTAGAATTGGTATTTGTGGTTGTGGTTGTGGTGGGCGGGGTAACCGTTGATATATCTCCTGCTAGAATATCTTTGACCGTGCCACTACTAAGTTCTACATTATATGGAATACTTCCACGATTTGATCCAACATTTATGTTGTAGTTGGGCGCCGTAGCTTCTATGTCATACTCAACTAATTTATTGGCCACCTTAAATCTGATGTTGGTAATACACATTGGATAGAATTTTTCCACAAATGCCGCTGGATCTGTAAATCCGTATGGGTTGGGTTTGTTGGCCTGGACTAAATTGCCTGCTTGATCGTATCCAAAGAATCGAATAACCAACAGATATTGTTGAGCATTAAAATTTTTCTTTTTAGCATCAGTTCCTAGTTTGGCATTCAATGCCTTGTCCATATTATTGATTAACGTAATACCATTAGGCTCAACAACGGTCATTTTAATTTGATTTACGTTGTGTGCTTGGTTGGTTCCCTTTCCACTAATAACCGATTCAAGAGTAATTTTATCAATGTAGTAGTCATTTGTAAAATATTCATTACGACCGGTAACTGGAGCACCACCGCTTTGAAACAATAAATCACAACCTTGTAAATTTTTTTGTTGTGTATCACACATAGTTTTGTAGGCGGCCGCACTCATCAAATACACAGATGCTTGATAAGTGTAACTACCGTATTGGTCTAATACATTGGGTTGTGGTGTAGTAATAGTTTGATTAAACACCGCATCAACTTCTGTCTTGGTTGAGTTTTTTGCTAATCCTGTATCGTCCCCGTTTGCTCCAAACCCAATTTGTGTAGCTACTGTTGGTGCGGCCGCACCAACTCCGCCGTAGTATCCGCCAGCTTGTGCTTCCACATCGCCTGGATTAAGTAATAATCCTGGGCCATATGGGGTGGCTTGAGTTTCTTGAAGTGGCCTAAGTGGTGCGTTGATTCCAGTATCTACATTGGGTATATTGCCACCGGCAGTAGAAGTATTTTCTTGTGATACTGCATTAGTTCCTGATGACGTATCTGGCAGTGTGGCTATTCTGCCATCAGGTGTAAGAACTTGTTGAACTGAATCTGGAGATTGTGGTAACGACCCTGGAACCGTAGCCAATTGGTCGTCTCTAGCTAAATTACCAGCACTAGCTGTTCCTCCGACCTGTGCCGCTTCGGCCACTTGTATTTGTTCATTTACTACTGC